CCCCGGGGGGTTACCCCCTATGGGGTCAAGTTTCCCCCTTCGGTCATAGTGACATCCCCCCGCGGGCTCTGAAACCCAAAATTTCCCGTTGAGAGGGGGGGTTCTGTGGCTGAGAAAAAAGGCCGCAGCCTGGCTCCTTGCGGGACTACGGCGGCGGCGAAGCGTCACCGTCGCCGGGGTGAGCCTCCGTGCCCGGAATGTAAGGCTGCGGAGCGTGCCGCGTCGAAGGCGGCGCGTGATCGTAAGGCTGCAGAGCGCCCGCCGGAACCTGTGTTTGGTGCTCCTTCTCCTGCGCCTGTTGTCCAAGCCATTGGACAAGCTGGTTCCGTGGTCGTTGAGCAGATGGTCGCCTACGGTGCAACCCGTGACGTTGCTGTGCCGACGCATGAGGACCCTCTTGAGTCCGCGCGGTGGCGCCTCTACAAGGCTCGTGCGGCTCTGATTGTTGCTGGGCCTCGTGATGTGGCGGCTCTGTTGAACGCTGAGCGTGAGGCTGCGGCTGATATCGCGAAGCTGAGTGAAGCAGTGAAGCCGAAGGTGAGTGCCTTGGATGAGTTGGCGGCTCGGAGGAAGCGCCGCATCGAAGAGGCGCAGGCTGTTTAGGGTGGAGGTGAGGCTCTGTGGCTGAGACGGCTCAGCTGATGGGGTCTCAGACTCCTCGCATCGACGTTACGCCGCTGTATTTCACCTCTGCTGGTGATGATGCGGTGGATTTGGCGGCTGTTGCGGGCTTGCATTTGGACCCTTGGCAGCAGCATGTGCTCCGTGGCGCGCTCGGTGAGCGTGTTGACGGGCGCTGGAAGGCGTTCGAGGTCGGTCTCATCGTCCCGCGCCAGAACGGCAAGGGCTCCATCCTTGAAGCTCGTGAGCTGGCGGGCATGTTTTTGTTCGGTGAACGGCTGATCCTTCACTCTGCGCACCTATTCGGGACGGCTGTTGAGCATCAGCAGCGTTTGGAATCGCTAATCCGTGGGTCCGAGCTAGTCGAGTACATGGCTGGCTACGCGGGTGACCCGCAGGGGAAGATGTCAGGCATCAAAACCGGCAACAGCGGCATGTCCTTGACGACTGCGAACGGTAACCGCGTCCTGTTTAAGGCGCGTAGCCGCGGTTCGGCGCGTGGCTTCACCGCAGACCTGGTTGTGTTCGATGAGGCTTACGATTTGCCGCGTTCTGTGCAGGCTTCGATGCTGCCGACGCTGGCATCAAAGAGTTTGAATGAGTCCCCGCAAATCTGGTACGCCTCGTCTGCTGGTATGCCTGACTCTGAGGTGCTGAAAAGCATCCGTGATAGGGCACTCTCGCCTGCTGAGGAGACGAAGCTGGCGTTCTATGAATGGTCGACGGTTGAGGATGCTGATCCGGCTGACCCTGCGAACTGGGCGCTGGCAAATCCGGCGCTTGGTCGGCGTATTTCGGCTGAGTATGTGGATTCGGAGCGCCGTGCGATGAGTGATGAGCATTTCAAGCGTGAGCGCCTCGGTATCTGGTCGAAGGTTGGTTCTTCGTCGGCGATCCCTGCTGATTTCTGGGCTCAGTGCCTCGATACAGAGTCCCGTTCCGGTGTTGAGGTCGCGTTCGGTGTGGATGTCACGCCTTTGCGTGATGTGGCGACGATTGCCGCTGCATCTCGCCGGGCTGACGGGAACATCCACATTGAGGTTGTTGATAGGCGTGTTGGTACGGATTGGGTTCCGGCGCGCTTAGAAGAGCTGAAGCGTAAGTGGAAGCCTGCGGCGATGGTTTATACGGGGGCTTCGCAGTCGTCTGAGGTGATTGCGAAGTCTCCAAAGTTGAAGCGGATGACTATGGGCCTTGACCACCGCACTTATATGCAGTCGTGCGGCGTTTTCTTTGAGGCGTTGGGTCGTGGTTCGGTTCGGCATACAGGTCAGGAGGAGTTGGATGCTGCTGTGCAAGCTTGTCGACGTTCTAAGGGCGGTAGTGAGCTATGGAGTTGGACGCGTGATGATCGAAGTCAAGATATTTCTCCTTTGGTGGCGTGCACTCTTGCGCTCCATGGACTAACTGAGAAGGACAAGAAGGGAGGCGGTGCCGGATGGGCCGTATTGTAAAGAACCCGGGTAAGTGGGAGAGCTACTACAACGGCACTGCAAGGCTTGACGCGATTGGCGTGTCCCTGCCTCCTGACGTCCGTGTGCTGGAAATGCAGGTTGGCTGGCCGAAGCTAGCTGTGGATGTGCTCGTTGAGTCTTTGGTTCTTGATGGGTTCTCGATTTCGCGTCATGGCGGTCAGGATGAGGCTCCTGAGCAGCTGAACCGCATCCTGCAGGCGAACAACTTCCGCACGAAGCTAACTTTGGCGCTGACGGAGGCTCTTGTCTCTGGTGCGGCTTTCATGGTCGTTGGTGGCGGCTCTGACCCGTCTATCCCTCACATTTCCGTGCACAAGGGTGACGAATTTGAGCTGCGGAAGGACGCTACGGGCCGTCTGGTGCAGGCGGTGCAGACGTATCGTGGCGGTCTGGATACGTACCGGGCGGTGTATGAGCCCGGTGTGACCAGGTTTTACTCCACTCGTGACGGCTTCGAAGTCCTAACCTACATTGACGAGCACGGCTTCGATGGTATCCCCGTTATCCCTTTTGTGAACCAGATTCGCCTTGGCGAAGAGGGGCGGAGCGAGATTGAAGAAATCCACAAGCTGTGTGATGCGGCGGCGCGAACGCTGACGAATCTGCAGGTGGCTCAGGAGCTCCTGTCCATGCCTGTTCGCTATCTCTTTGGCGACGGCGTCGAGGAAATGTTCGTCGATGAGGACGGGAACCCGCGGCGGAACCGCTTGGAAGCCTATTTCGGGCGTTTCTTGGTTGGTCCGGCTGGGTCGCAGACTGGCTCGGTGCCGGGTGCAGACCTCACTCAACTGTTGAATACGTTCAAGACTTATGCGTTGCAGGTTGCGTCGCAGACTGGCATCCCCCCGTTCATGCTGGGTGTCTCTACAGAGTCGAATCCCGCGTCTGCGGAGGCGATGCGAAGCGCGAAAGACAGGCTCATCACCAAGGCGGAGCTGAAGCAGTCGATTTTTGGTGACGCGGTGGAGGATTTGGCTCGCTGTGTCCTGGCTGTCGCCGGTGTGGACACTGAGGGGCTTGAAACCCTTGAAGCGCGTTGGCGTGACCCTGCGGTTATTTCGCTCAGCTCTCGCAATGCACTCATGTTGCAGGCGCAGGCGCAGGGTGTTGTCTCGTCTGAGACGGTGCGTGAGTTCATGGGCTTGTCGCCGGAGCAGTTGAAGCGTGACCGTGCGCTGGACCGTCGTTTGGCGGTGTCGGTGGGAGACCCCGTCTACTAAAGGAGGCGCCGCATGCTTGATGATCTTGCTGCGGCGTATGCTCAGGCGTTAGCTGCTGTGGCTGATGCGTTTGTGGAGGCTTTCCTTGCGGCTCTGGGGTTGATTGATTTGTCTGACTCGGCGGCGGTGAAGGCTGCGGAGCCGGGTATGCGGTCGCTGGTCGTGAAGCATCGCCGGTTGGCGGCGCAGGCGGCGAACGCTTTTCTGGATGCGTCAGCTGCGGAGCATGGCGTGGAGGCGTATCACCCTCCGGTGGAGCCGTACCATGCGTCCGCGCTTCGGAAGCTTCTTCGTGAGAATGTTGGGGCTTCTGCGGAGCAGTTGGCGGCGGCGGCTCGCCGTCATGTGGTGATGGCGGGGCACCGTCAGATGATGCGTGCGGTTCTCGACCCTGAGTTCGGCAATTATGCGACCAGGGAGGAGCAGGAGGAGCTGGAGCGCTCCACCTCCCCGCTCACTGCTGGTGATGAGTCGGAGGATGATGCCCCGGCGGGCGGTGGAAAGGTTCGCCCGGTGGGGTGGGCTCGTGTTTTGCAGGGCAAGTATTCGTGCGGGTTCTGCATCATGCTTGCTTCGCGTGGCCCGGTGTATTCGTCGGCGGATGCGGCGAAGTATGTTGCCGCGCCGGTGGGGGAGAAGTCCCGTGAGGGCGGTTTTCTCTCTCGGAAGGCGCGGACGGAGCTGCGGAAGAAGAACCCGCGCGCGTTCCATGAGCATTGCGACTGCATTGTGGTGCCCGTCTTTGATCCTGAGAATTGGTCGGGGCGGGCTGAGCAGCAGCGGTTGGCGAAGTTTTATCGGGAGACGGTCGAGAAGGAAGACCGTAAGTACGAGGCTGACCCAGAGGGGTATGAGCCGGTCAAGATCTCTACGGTGCTATCGCGTGAGGCTGAGGCTTGGCAGGAGGCTGAACGGCTTGATGGTAAAGAAGAGCAGGTTGACCCGAAGTATTACGGGGCGCTTGCTTCTGAAATTCCTGACGGTGAGAAGCTGTACGGTCATGAGCTGTTGTTCTTGCTGAGGTTTGAGGCGTTGGGGAATAAGGCTCGGTGGATTGAGCGGCCGGCACCTGAGAAGGGTGGCGGGATGAAGCCCAGCAATGATTTCATTTGGCTGAATAATGGCGAGCTGATTAGTGAGCTGAAATCCTCAAAAAACAAGTACTCGACAATTAAAACCCGAATTTCTGATGCGGTTAGGAAAGCTGAGGTACATGGGGTTCAGAAGCAGAACTTCGTGGTTGATTTGGGGAATAAGTACTTGGATCAAAAGTTGGAGAGGCAGTTGCGGATGTACAATTTACGAAATCCTCAAGCCCCTATTAAAAATTTGTACGTTATGCACTCTCGGGGAGAACATTTAACCCCCATTCAGCTTGAATCCAACAAGGACAGTTGATAGACTGTAGATAAGGAGTTAGACGATTCCCCTGCAACCCTGAGCCTCACCTGTTGGTGCGGCAATAATGCTTGGGCGGCCGCGGCTTTATGCTTCGGTCTAGAGGACCGTTCGGGGGCGTCACCGGCTAACTCCTCATAACTTTTGTGAAAGGCATCCTGCTAAGTGGCGGGGTGCCTTTTGCTATACCCGAAAGGAACAAAGATGAGCGAAGTACCTACCACTGAGGCAAAGGTCGAAGAGGCCACCGAAACTGCACCTCCGTGGGAGCGTGACGGCGAGACCTTCGACCCCGAACGCGCCTGGAAGCTGGTTCAGAACCTGAAGGCTGAGCTGGCCACCGTGAAGGCTAAGCAGGCAGAGGCTCCCGAACCTACTGCTGCTGAAGAGCCTGCGCAGGAACCCGAGGCTAAGCCCACTGAGGCTGAAACCTCTTCTGCAGCGCAGGATGATTCGGCCGCCCAGATCGCGTCCCTGCAGGCTGAGCTGGCGCGCGTCAAGGCGCTCGCCGCTGTCGGCCTATCTCAGGATTTCGCCCCGTTTGTACCGGGCGAGACCAGCGAGGAAATCGAGACGAACCTCGCAACTCTGCAGAAGCTCATCAGCGATGCCGCGAATGAGAAGACCGAGGCGGTCCTCGCGGCGGCACCGAAGAGCCGAGGCATGGCGCCGAACCCCGCACAGCATGCGGCACCGGCACGCGATGTTTATGAACAGGCCGCAGAATACATCTTCGGCCGATAAGCCTACAAGCCCCTCTTACCTCAAGAGGGGCTTTATCTATACCTAATTGGAGGAATGAAGAATGAGTGCAACTGCTACTCTTGACGTTTTTAAGCGCGGCGGCATCCTGCCTCAGTCGTACGCGCGTAAGATTATTGCTCGCGCAAACGAAGCATCTGTAGTGCAGAAGCTGGCGAAGTCGGTAACGATGCCGATTACTGGCACTAGCATCTCCGTGCAGACCTCCCAGCCGCAGGCTGGCGTGGTTGGCGAGAGTCAGCTGAAGCCTGTGACTAGCATGGACCTGACTACCAA